TTGCCATTTTTTTATATTTTTAAAATGATAATTAATTTATTTATTTCTTAACCAAGTATTTGTCTTCTTAACATGTCGAGAGTTGACTCTTGTTTCTGAGGTGCTGCTTGCTTATCTTGGGCAAACGATGGGTTCTTAATCTCATTAATTACGTTCTCTGTCCCCTTGCTTCTGTACTGATTAGCTACACCTCTAACAATCTTATCGATGTTATTCATGATGTACATATCTGTATTAAGAGCGTCAAAGTTCCAGTCACCGCTTTCGTTTACATACTTATCAAAGAAGTTTTCTAGATCTGAGTTGTAACCCATAATCTCCTGACGAGCTTCGTCATCTAGATTGTAAGTAAACTCTTCACCTTGGTCATTCATAGAGAAAGATAAACCTTCAAGGTCATTAACCTCATTCTCCATTGTAGACAACCATTCTCCTCTGTCAGCATCAGATACTCCAGGATCTCCAGCCTCAGTTGGCATAGCGTAATCCTCTTTTATCTGATTAAAGTAATCTCTAGCAGCTCTAGCGTCTTTAGTAAGCTGAACCTTACCAGCGTTGGTGTCTCTCGCACTATACTCCTCAGCGTCTGTTTTGTATGTTGCTGCAATGTAATCACTTAACTCAGCTTCAGTTAAAGTTGGATTCTCTAGTTGTAGATACTCCTTTATTACAGCGTCATCAGACACGTTAGATAAATCAACAGTTTGAGTGTTTAGGTAATCTTGAACTGAACGACCAGTGTCTCTTACATAATCATTAATAACTTGTAGCTGCTCGCTAGCAAAGTCATTACTTTTTGTTTCTGCACTAGTGTTGTCAAAATCATCAAATGATTCTATGTCTCGCCCAAGCTTCTCGCTAAGGTAGTTTAAGACAACTTGATCATCACTTAATTCTTCACTCTCTTCTTGTTGACTAGTTTGATTTTCATCAAAGTTGGTCTCCCCATTATTTAAAGAACTCTCACCTGTCAAGTCTATAATATCAGATCTCTCCTCTGTTACAGATTGCTCTAATTCAGCTGGCTGGTTTTCATCGCCAGTTAAATCAACAATATTTCCCTGAGTTTGAGGTTGAACAACCTCTCCTCCAAACTGCTTTACTAACTCGTCACGTATATCCATTGTCTTAAATTTAATTACTTATTTTCGCAAATATAAACTTTTTTATTGTAAAGTCAAATTATTTACTCTGCTTTATCTTCAGAACCTAAAGGTCCTCTTTTACCTTCTCTTTGTTCTATCATCTGAGATTGGTTTATAGCAGACTGTTGCTGAACCTCTTTACGTACTCCACCTTGTAATGAAGCTGCACCCTCTTTACCTAAGTTACCAAGCTCTATCTCTCTTAATCTTCTTTGGTGTTGAGCCTGCTCAAACTGCTCCTTAAGTTGGTAGTCTAATTGTTTTAACTGCATATCAGCTTGACTCTTAGCTTGTACACGAGCTTGCTCTATTTGCATCTCCGCCTGTAAGCTTTGCTGCTTAAGTTGTGCCGCTTGTTGTGCAGACTGTTGCTGTAGTTGAGCGTTCTGCTCTGAAGCTTGTTGTGCTTGAGACTGTTGCTCTTCTTGGTATTTCTTTCTTCTTAAGATAAGCATCTGATTAGCCATCTTAGTATTTTTAACAGATCTAATCATTATAGCATCCTCAAGTCTTAACTCTTTTTGAGATAAAGAAACCTGAATGTTTTGCTCCATAATTTGCTTCTCTTCCTCGTTAGGTGCTACCTCTAGAGTAATACCAAACTCGTGAATAGAAAGCTTATTCATCATGTCTATAGATTCCATAGAAGTCTCTCCAATAACATTAGCATACATACTATGAAGGTTCTTGAAGTTTATTAGGTCCTGCATACGAACAGTAATACTTTGAGACACTCTCTTAGTTACATTTAGGTAAGCATCATTAATATCTCTAGTAGCGTTATTAGATGCTAGAAGCGATAACTTCTGAACCCCAACCAAAGCCTCGCTTGATGGTTTAGATGCGTCACGAGCCTCGTTAACACCTGTTACGTCACGAATCATCTGCATGTTGTGATTGTATACTCCTATAAGAGTACCGAAATCTCTACCAATACCATTCTCTAACTCTTGTATAGGCATTGATCCAGTCATTTGACCCTCATCGTCTATACGTCTGTAATAGATGTTACCAGTTTGATCGTAAATCTCTTGAAGCTCCATTGGGGTAAATGTACCGCCATCTCCCTTAGATACATTCTCTAAAGAACCTATCTCAAAAGCAGCACCCTTAGGTCTAGCCTTGGCAAGTACGTGTTGTATCTTAAGGTGAGCTAATTGTATTTGGTCAGCAAATGGAACCATTCTATCAACTAAAGAACGACTCTTCATTTTGTATAAATTAGGTTGGTACACAATGTACGATAACCTAGTCTCAGATAAGTTAGACTTCTTTCTAGGCATGTCCTTCATTAAACCGTAACTAAATACGTAATCAGAACCTACAATGTATTTACCTGTATATACAACCTTAACTGTAGACCCAATAGCCTTTCTATTAGTCTTAGAGTTTTTAGGTTGCTTATAGTTAGATGGCTTTTTATTTACAGAGTAACCACCACTTTTATTATCTTTCTTTTCGTATTTAAGTTCGTGACTCGTAATAAACTCAGCATCTAATATGTTTATACTAAACTTATCATACTCGTAAGTATTATCACCATTTTCGTAGTTAGCTGAAGTGTTAAAGTACATAGGGTTATTATTCTTACCTACATACTCGTTAGCTATCTTAATATAATCCTCCTCACTAAACTCATTACCTGCTTGCTGCTTTAAATCAGCTATAGTCATAGAGTAAACCTCTCCAGCATGCTTGATGTTTTTAAAGTCAGAAGAAGCAGAGAAAGATGTTATAAGGTTAGAAGGGTCTACGTAGCGAATACTAAGACCACTTACAGGTGATAGGTCAGTTTTAGCTGCACATAAACCTAGCACAACAAGATCACGAATCATGTATCTTTTTACTTCAGAGTAATCGTTTATATCTAACGTGTACTCTATAGCCTTCTCCAAAGCAATCTCTACATTCTGCTTATAGTTAAGAGCCATAAACATTTCAATTTCTTCAGAGCTATCAGCAACAAACCCATCAGGGGTTAATGGTATACCAGTCTCATCTTCAAGATTAGTTAAAAAACTTTTAGTAAGCATCTCGCCATACATCTTTTTCTTTTTCTCTAACCTTTTGTTTGCAGCAACAGGATCTATAGACTCAGCCTTTATGTCGTACTCTTGATTAACCATACCGTTAACGATAACGTCAACAAATTTAGGTATAACAGATACAGGGGTCCAGTCAATATTTAAGTAAGAAGTATCTCCCCCAACATCTAACAAATCCTTGTACTTTCCAACGTCTTGATTTCCCTCAGCGTAGCTCCTGTTCCTAGAGTACCTTAGTTTCTTGTCTCTAAAGTATATATCACTGTTATTGTGCCACTCGTAATACATAGTTTTAAAGTACTGCAACCCATAACTTAATGATGCCTTTTCTTCGTTTGAAGATAAAGGAGAAGGGTAACCGTTTGACTCTTGTTTCTTGTTAAGCATAGCTATCTTATTTTTTTACTAGACATCCCTTTATTAGTGTATCTCTTCACTAAGGGAGATGAAACTTTTAATTCCTTTTTTGGTTTAATATATTTCTGAGAAGCTAGTAAAGCTAATGATGAAGAAATACTAGCATCGTATTTTGTTCTATTATCTATTTCAAATCTACTCCAGTCATCAAGTAAGACGTTAAAATAACACCTACCCATTTCTCCTGTTGCAGTATTCATACCTACGTGGTCATATATATAAGTAGCTATAGCTTCTGCTTGCGCATTTATTACAGCAGCTCCAGATCCAGGTATACCCTTTGTCTTTTGCTTTCCTCTACTCCACTCAGTATGAGTCATTTCTGGTCTATCCATTAAGTACTCGTAGTAACCTCTGTTCTCAAAGTACTTTAATATACCTACCTTGTTATTCTCAACTAGTATTTGACAACCATAGAATACACACATTTTAATCATGTCCTCGTAAAAAATCTCCGACTTAGGAGGTCTATTAATATACTCGCACACAAACTGCATAGACGCATCGCTTGACATACTAAATTTGTGAAAAACATGAGCAGCAGCATCAGATCTCCTACCATCAGTAGTGGTGTCATGATCATAAGGGTCACAGCCTGCCACCAAGCTATCCGATCTTCCTGGGAACTTCTTATTGAATCTACTCCCAATAACGTTCTGATCTTGAGTCTCTGGAACCCAACTAATATCCCACTTTCCTTTTGCGTGAGGAACCCAAATAACTTCAGCATCTCTTACTCCACCTTTCCATATAAACTCTCCTCTTGTAGTTGTAATACTATTAACCTCGTTGTAATCCATCTGTTGATAGATTCTTTCAACGTCAAAGATACAACTTTGAGTGTCATTTCTAAAGGCTTCTTCTATAGTAAACGGAAATTGTCTCTTAAATTCCGATAAAGCTACAGTATCATTCTTTAATGCGTCTCTTCTATTCTGTATATAATCCTTAGCACCTACATCAATCATCATCTCGTCAACACCCATTACTGGCTTGTCGGGAGTTTCAACTATACTATAACCATACTCATCTATAAAACCTTCAAGGTTATCCTGAGCTGGTATGAATAACTGATATAAACCGCTTTTAGTTCTACCGTTTAAATCTTTGTCTCCAGAGTTAGAGTCGTAGAATATATCCTTATACTCTGAGCCACCATCCTGCAACTTGTTAGCAGTAGACCCCATCATACACTTACCTACAATTTTTCTACCTAACAATAAACAAGTCTGAGTAACACCCCAGTTCTTCTTTATAGAGTTTTGACCAATCCACTTAGCAGCCTCGTCATGAACTAGAAGTTTTAACTTCTCCCCATCGTAACTGTTATCACCAGTGTTCTTCCAGTCAATACTAGAATTTAAAGCTTCAGAGTCCTCTATGTGCTTCTGATTCTTTGTTATCTTCTTAGCAGGCTCTCTAAACGCAAGCTCTACACGAGGGTTACTAGAACCATCTTGTATAGGTTGAAAAAAGAAAGGGTAGTTACGATATATACGAACCACCTTATCAGTAAACATAGTCTTAGCATCTGCACCAGTCTTTGATAATATACCAAACCTACTCTCGTAAGTCATGGTAGATAGGTTGACTGTTTCACTACTAGCCATATAAGAAAAACCACTACGTCTGTTCTTAAGAAAACACATTCCGTAAGAGTTCTTATCTAATTTACACGCTTCCCAAAAAATAAAGAACGTTCTGTTGGCATCTCTGTAATCAGGATACCCTACATCAATCTTACTCCACTGGATGAACATATAATGTGACCCAGTAATATACGTAGGAACTCCGTTGTTATAAAACCATAACCCCTCCATTCTACGTCTAAACTCTTCCTCTATGTAATCTACAAAGTCAGAAGCGTTCTCCCTTGTTAAAGCCTTTGGTGGTTGAAGTCTAGTCCACTTCTGCTTTGCTTTGGGTAGGTCGTGGTAAAGTATATCTTTATTATACCTAGGTCTTTTAGGTAAGACAATCTTTAAATTGTCAAACTCCATTACCTCGCCATGACTTTCTTCGCTTAAATATATCGTGTTATTTTCTTGCATACTTCTCTGCAAAAGAACCTTTAAAATCTTTCTTATCTTCTATTAATGAAGAACCGTCCTTAATTCTATCTTCTAGATTTTTAATACCTAGTAGTATTTCTTGACAATCTTCAAAACATTCTCTCTTTGCTTTTATAGCTTGCCTTCTCTTTGCGTCATCTTCCTCTAGTAATGGTTTGCTAATCTCCTCTATTAAAAGATCTATAGCTCCCTTACTAGCCTCTATAAGCCTCTCTAAGGTGTCTAAAGCATAATTCTTACCGCTAGTCTCCATATACAGCTAATACATCAAAATTACGCATCCTAAGAAGCTTAACACCATCTATATCCATATCGTACTCAGAGTTCTCGCTCCACATCACTCTATCTCCTTCTTCAACTCCTTGATCCTTCATCCAGTCATTTATAAAGACTGCCTTACCATGAAGCTCGTTCTCTTTGCTTTGAGACTCTACAATAATACCTGAACTTGTTTCTTCTGGCTCAAGCATCTCTTGCTCCATAAAGTTCCAGACACCTATTGGTATATACTCCTCACCTCTTTTAATAAGGTATATCTGCTCTGCGAAAGCTTGGTATATATTTTCCCTGTCTGCGTGTTTAACATGGTTTACTGGTGTTGCAATAAAGTGGTGAAACCAAACTTTATCCCCTTCCTGTATACCCACATCTTTAGTATCCTGTATTGGTGTTTTATATATAGTACCATACTGCCTAGCTAACTTCATAGGATCGTAAGAGGTATCTCTATACAATTCTTCTCCATTAAGCATTATAGTGTCTTCTGTTTCTTTTTCTACTTCTATCCAGTAGAGATCTTTAATTGGCTTCATCTTTTGTTTTTTAATTTTACTTTACTTCGTAGTCATCTAGGACATCTGTGTTGTATTCTATAGCTGTTGGCTGAGAGAAAAACCTTTTCCAAGGTCTAGAAAATTCCTCTTCTTCTTTTTTTATGTACACATCATACACTACTTGCTGGTGCTTATACCAAGCTGCCTCGTCTTGTATGATGGCTGTAATTTTTAAGGAACCTCCTAACATTCTTTGACCTACCTGGTAAGTCAATCCTTGCTTTAAGTCCCCTATTGTAATCTTTCTAATAATAGGGTTAATTGAATCCATTTTAATTTAATTTAGTTTTTACTCGTATAAATCTCTTGATAATTTAATATATCCAATCTGCATTCCCTTACTTGACGTTGTAAGTGTTTGAATACCTGTAAAGGGAAGTAGGTCTATATCGTTTGTCATAGCTAAAGATTTAGTTGTAGCTACAGACTGAGTTAACCCACCTGCAGTTGTGCTGGTAGGTGTAGTTGTTAAACCGTACTTTATATTGTTAACCGATATAGATATTTGTCTATTTTCGTCAAATACTATTTTAATTCTGTAAACTGTATTTGCTTCTACAACTATACCAAGGTTAGTAACGTAATCTACGTTAGCTATACTGTAAACAAAATGTAAATTACCATTTGTAGTTAACGCTCCTTGATCATCAGCTGCAGAGTATAAAAAATAAGCTTGATTAGCATCTGTAGCGTATACACCTGTTTCAGTAAGCTTTAATCCAGACCAAAAAGAAGCATCAGCTATACTACCAGAAGTTGATATTGCTGCAGAATACTCTATTTTATTTTCAGTACCAAACAATACTGAAGCAAAAGCTGAAGAATTAATACCTGCGTTAAGCTCTGTATTTCCTCTTCTAGGGCTTATTACTGTCCTATCATCATTAGTAGTTCCAGTAATTAATTTAATACCAGCAAAAGTACTACTCCTACCAGTGCTTCCAGATACTTGAGAACCTCCTGATTCAACACCACTTAAAACAAAGTTTTGATTAGGGGTTACATATGGGTCTACAATAAAAGACAACTTAAATGCTTGTGCAGCAATATCAGTCCCATTAGTACCTACTCTAATTTTGCAACTACCATCAGCTACGTCATGAACCATAATGTTAACCATAGCATTATCAGCTATAGTTCCTCCATCTTGCAATTGAACATGAACGTGAGATGATAATCCAAATATGTGATTATTATTAAATGTAAATTCTACCGTATCTGTAGCAGCTAAATCATGAGACTGCATAGTTATAATACCATACTTAGCATCTAGTGTTACAGCAGTAGTTGCATTAGTAGCTTGCGTTACAATAGCAGTTTGTAAGCTTGGAACTTTTTCAAAACTTTCTTTAAGTTCAAATCGATCATCAGACTGAGATATAGTACCAGAAACATTTAAGTTACCATTACTATCAATTCTAAACTTTTCAGAACCACCTGTAGATATGCCTAAGTAATCACTACTATGGTCGTAAAATATTTGACCTGAAGAGTTGCTATTAACATCTCCAAAAAATATATTACCAGATGAAGAAGCCCCAGAAAGTATTGTTAAACCAGAGTCGCTTGAGTTCTCTAAAGTTAGTTGGTTAGCTGAAAGGCTTGACGTAACAGAACCTGCACTAACTCCAACAACGTGAAGTAAACCGTCAGGAGTGGATCCTGCAGTACCAATACCAACTTTTGTAAACTCAGCCTTATCAGTAGATAACTTCATTGCTGTAGCATTACCAGAACCAGTCTCTACATCCTTTAAACTAGTGTTTTTTATTTCAGAAGCTGTTTTTAATAAGTTCTGATATGTTGAAGATAATGATTTACCTTTAAGTGTAGACATTTT